AGAACGGCTGTTTGGCCAAGTGCCGTGTCCTTTGAGGTCGCTACCTTAGGCCAAGTGGGCTCCACTTTGAGCCCCCTCAAAGGCGTAACTTTGAGGCGGGCATTTCTCACGATGATTTTGATACGGAATAAAAAATGTTAAGTGTTTGATATCTAAGGAAATAGGATGGTCAAATTGACCAATATTTGTACGATTTTGGCATTTCTCTTGGTTTCTTGGTAGGGCGACCCCCCAAGGGGGAGAAAGTGCTTGACAGGGAGGCCCTATATGTGCGTGGAAATTTAGAAATCGTATGCATGAAAAAGAAAAAATGTATGCATGCACCAAAAGAGTGCAAGAGGGGGGGGTAAGGGGCTTATGAGAGAGAGAAATTACACACACACACATATATACACACACCAATAAATACTAAAATCAATCACTTAAATTATTTTCCCTTCACTTTTTCACTTTTCCCCTGAAACCGTACTATCTCACGTTTTACCGTGTTGCTTGGACCACAACTTGATGAAATATTAACGAGTACTTCTTACCACAGTTTTAGTGTTTCTTACCACTGCACCAAAACAGTGCATTATTAGAGAATACTTATGGAATAGACGTTGCATGGAAATTGAAACCAACAAGTATCCCCCAAAAGTTTTTTATATGGCCTATAAAAAAGAACAATAAGCTTAAAACAAGGTTAAGTTATTGATATCTCTAACAAACATGATATGTAGAAAAGTACGGGGTATTGACATTCTATTTAATCAATAAAATCAAACACTTAACTTGCTATGTGGTGGGCGCGTTTCGAGTTCGTCCAGAAAGGAGTTAAATTGTTGATTTGTAAGGTGAAACGCCTTAAGAATCGATATAGAAGGGGGAGGGGGGTGATGGGAAACTGGGAATATTACGTCCCATTCTCTACGAACCAACACCCAATCCTCTCTATAAATGATAGAGGGGGTACTAAAAAATTTTTAGGCTAAAAATCACCCCTAGACTAGCGCCGCCCCTATCAGGGCACTTGGGGGAGCAATTAAAGGCGCTTGGGGAGCCATATCTATACTTGCACCAAGCGGTTTTATGTTATAATAAGGTGCAAGTCGATCAAATTAGAGAACACTATGAACGGCAGGGGCAATAATTTTTTAGACGGGTACCAGCCTTTCACACCAGATTGCGTTCTGAGGACCTCACAGCTTTCACGCTTGGAGCAGTTGGCCGAAGGCCTGTCCCGTGAGGAGATCTTGGACGCTTTCGATCTGAATCCATCGGCGCTATGCGATGTAGACAGGTATAACTTCGAGAAAGCGATCAAGCGCGGGAAGATTGCCTTAGTTACACAGTCGGTAGCAGCTCTGAAAAAGCAAATGGCGGGTAGAGATGGCACTAAAGCAGCCTTGGCTGCACTTACTAGGTTTGGAGAAAAGTGGGAGAACAGTGATATAGCTGCCGGTGCGACTAAGTTCACCCTGACCCTGGACTAATCTGGTTATTCCGGGCAAGATTCATTTGCATGATTTAAATCTTATTAATTTATACACACTTCCCATAAAGAAACACTTAAGTTATTGATATGCCTACAAATACCGAGCTGAAATTGAAAGTGGATGCCAAGGTGGTGGCGTTGATTGCCGAGGCGATTTCTGGGCGGGTGCAGACTAATAACTTTGATGCGGGGCAGTTGCAGGAGCTTAAAGATTTAAGTACTAAGTTTGTTTCAAGGGTAAATGCTTTAAACAATGATATGCAGGTGCTGACATGACACTTTCACTTCGCCGCTGGCTCGCTAAGCCGGGTTCCCGCGTTATGCTCATGGCTAAGCAATTGGCTCTAATGGTTTAACTGCGATGAGCATTGCAGTCCCCTGCTTGATAAAGCTGCTGCCGTCGCTGAGCAGCAGTAGGCAGAGCTAGAAGGTGCTAGAACAAGCAACTAAGTGGTTTATAGGCATTGTGACTAGCTCCATACTTGGTCTGATATCCGTAGTATACGTCGGAATATCCTCGGACATCGAGAAGCATAACGATAATGCGATGGATATTCTGTCCAAGATAGAACTCATGGCGGTTCAATCGGTGCAGACAAGGTCCGATCTGCACGCGCACATCGAGGAGGCTAAGTACTGGAAGGACGAGATAACCGACATGAGAAAAACGGTTACGTCTCTGCGTGAAGACGCAAGCGCGAGGAAAGACCCATTCACCGGCACAGAGGGGAGGTATCTGAGAGAACGAGTAGAGCGGCTTGAGCAACTTGTAGACGATGTCTCTAGAGGCCTAGTAGACCACATCTCTAAGGATAAAAAGCATAAACAGAAGCAATGAGATTTGATAGATACAAAGCCGCGCCGGTAGTAAGTAGATTCATCAAAGGTGCTGATGATGTTGGGTGTATCATCGGGCCTTTTGGTAGCGGGAAGAGCGTAGGATGCATTATGAAGCTTTTGCGTCATGCAGTGTCACAAAAGCCAGTGATGTATAATGGTAGAATGACACGCTTATGCCGCACACTGGTAGCCAGAAACACGTATCAGGAGCTTGAGGACACGACTCAGGAGACTTGGGACGAATGGTTGCCGTTTGATTTGGGCAAATATCTTACACAGAAGAAGAAATTAACGTATTTTTGGCAGTTACAGGACAAAACATATCTTCACTGGGAAATACTTTTTCGATCTTTCGACAAACCAAAAGACATTCGCAAGCTAAAATCTCTAGAAATTACATCTGCGTGGCTTAATGAGGGTAAAGAGATTCCTGAGCTGGTGGTTAAGATCGTGAATGGCAGGCTTGGGAGGTACCCTCCGAGGGCATTGGTGCCTGCTGTTAACCCGATGCTAATCATCGATTCTAACCTTTACGACGATGACCACTATCTGTACAGGCTGTTTGAAGATGAGAAGCCACAAGGCTGGACTCTCTATAAACAGCCTTCAGGCATGAGTAAACACGCCGAGAATATCGAGAATTTGCCCGACGGGTACTATGAGAAGATGTGCCGTGGGCAGACACAGCAGTGGATAGATATGTTTGTACACGCAAAGTATACCCACATTACCGACGGCAGGCCTGTTTATCCTGAATTCAACGAAAAAGTCCATATCGCTGAGGAAGATCTGGAGCCGGTGGAAGGCTACCCGCTCTACTTGGGCTTTGATTGGGGCTTAACGCCAGCGTGTGTGATTGCTCAGGAGGTTGCAGGCCGATGGAAGGTGCTCGATGAGATTGTGTGCTTTGAAGAATCTGCCGATCAGATGGGCAAGATCGTTGCGGAGCGTTTAAATCGTGATTATCGTGGGTACACAGCAGTTATGACGGGCGATCCGGCTAATCCACGGTCTCAGTCGGACAAAATGACACCGATTCTGATGATGCAGAAGCATGGCTTGGAGGTGCAGCCTGCGTATACGAACGATCCCATGATCCGTAGAGATTCTGTCGCTACAATGATGCGAGAGCTTGCTCCTTCTGGCGAACCTGCGTTTGCTGTGAGTCCTAAGTGTAGGATGTATATCAAAGGTTTGCGAGGTGGCTATTGCTACCGTAGAATCCAAGTAGTGGGCGAGGATCGCTTTCAAGATGTGCCTGATAAAGGATCTAAATTTTCACATGTGTGCGATGCGGGCGAGTATGCCGCACTTGGGGCAGGAAAGGGCGTAGCCATCATAAGCTCGAAGCATGATGAATGGGGATCTAGGATTAACACAACCAGAGAGAAGAGACGCCGTGAGAAATATAGATAAAGTTTTTGTTCATTGTTCTGCTTCTAGTAATCCTAACATTACGGCTGATGATGTTGATCGTTGGCACAAAGATCGTGGATGGAATGGGATAGGCTATCATTACTTCATTCGCACGGACGGCACGGTGGAGCGAGGCAGGTCCATTTATGCGACTCCTGCTGCGCAGAAAGGGCATAATACCAATACCGTGGCTATTTGCTTAAACGGTTTGCGCGTTGAGGACTTCACAGAGGCTCAGTTTTCGGCTTTAAATCATCTATGTGATTCTTTACAGGATGTTTTTGGCGACGGTATTACCTTTCACGGACATAAAGAGGTAGCCGCTAAAGAGTGTCCAGTATTTGATTACATGACCGTTCTTAATCTTGATTTTGAAGGGCATAGAAATCGTGAATAATGATACGTTAGCTAAGACATTAGCTCAAGAGCTATCTTATGCGGAGAGTAATTCGCATGTAGATTTTTCTGAGATGATGCAGACTGTCCGGGAATACTTCGACGGTATTCGGCCGGGACAGATCGATAAAGACATGGATGAGTCGTTTGAGCAAGTTGTATCCGAGGACATTGCTAACGCTGTTGAGCACACGCTAGCGGATATCATGCCTGCGTTTTCATCTGAAAGGCTTGTTGTGTTTAAACCTGACGGGCCTGATGATGTTCAACGTGCTGACGAAGAGACACTTTTAGTCAATTCTATCATCTTGGAACAGTCTGATGGGCTGATATCGTTTACAGAAGCGGTAAAAGATGCCTTAATGTATAAGCGTGGCATTATGGAGGTAAGGGTAGAGGAGTCGTATGTACCTAGTTACGCTGATATTTATAATATGCTGCCTGAAGAGGCGATAGCTTCAGGATTAGATGTAGTAAAAGTACGCGACGATGGTTCGATACAGGTGCGTAAGTACGATAAAATTAAAACTCTTGCGTTAGAGTCAGTTCCCGTAGATGAGTTTAAAGTAAATGCTGACTTGCAGAGTATTGATCTGGATAAAGCAAGGCTTGTTGCTAGAGACTATAGGGTAAATGCTTCTGATATTGTTCAGCTGGGATACAGTAAAGAGTTCGTCGATACGCTGCCTGATTTCTCGGATACTCCTACGCAATCGCCTGATAAGAATTTTAGCTCGTATGAAACGGCTGACGACTCCACTAGAGCCATTCGCTTGGTCAGAGCGTATTACAGGATTGATGCCGACGATGACGGGATTGCCGAGCTGAGATACATTCTTGCTGCGGGCAACGATCATTCATTGACCATCTTGGAGAATGATCCCGTTGAAGAGCAGGCTTTCGTTCTTGGTGTCCCCCTGATAGACCCTCACAGGTCCTCTGGCATCTCCTTGGCGGAAAAGCTGAAGATGGTACAGACCATCAAGACGAAGCTTCTGAGACAGATTCTGACGGCGAATGAGCGGGCAATTCGCGGAAGGGTCGGGATTGTAACGGGACTGGTGAATGAGGACGATTACCTGGATTCTGTATTCGGCGGGACGGTACGTCTTCGGTCTAAGGATGGGATTGTTCCTTTACCTTCTGATCCGTTTCCTCAGCAAGCGTATGCGGCGCTTGAATATCAAGACAAGATCAGGCGCGAATCCGGCGGATCAGCCATTGATAAAGCATCGCAAGAAAACTTACCTGTAACTAATGAAGCATCAGCTCATGGTGTTGAGCGCATCATGACTGCTATGGAGCAGTTAAATAGCTATATCGCAAGCAATGTTTTGAAAACGCTGGTACAGAAAACATTCTGTAAAGTACACTCAGTTTTGAGGCGCTACTGGGATGAAGAAATCGTAACTGAGTCAGGCGATAAATGGGTCGTAGGTGTTCCGACTACCTGGCCGAGGCGCACTAAAGTATCCACCACGGTAGGATTGACACTTGGGGAGAGAAGTAAGTATGTAGGCTTGCTGACTCAGTACATCGCTGAGGCGTCGCAGATGCAGAAAGAGGGCTCGCTGCTGGTTACGGATGACACGATATACGGATTCATGCAGCAGCGGGCTGTCTATACAGCGATTCCCGGTATCTCGTCGTTGTATATAGATCCACAGTCCGAAAAATATGCTATAATGAGTCAACAGCGCCAGCAAATTCAGCAGCAGCAACAGATGATGCAGATGCAACAGGCACAGCAGCAGAATCAACTGCTGATCGGCTTGGAGGAAGTTCGGGCACAAGGCAGGATTCAGGCGCAGCAGATCAAGGCGCAAAGTGACCAGATGATTTCCGGTCAAGAGATGGCAAGCAGCTTGGAAGAGAAGCTCAGAGAGTTGACGCTAGAGTACGATAAGTTGATGGTTAAAATGGTCGAATTAAATGCACAATACGATAAAGAAGACGTCCCGGATGTTTTCCCAGGAACAGAGGCAGATACTTCAACAGTTCAATGAGCATTGCAGTGAAAGGTTGTTTGATGTCTTACGCGACCGATGGATTGATAGGTACATGGAAACCGGAGGAGATGAGTGTAAGCATCAACTTGCTGCTTTGTACGAGATAGAAGATCTGATTAAAGCAGAGGCACACATCAATGAGTAATGGTATTAATGAACAACTTGAGCAGATCGCCCAGGGGCTCGTTTCTCCGCCGGAGCAAGAGGAACAGCTATCCGAGCAACCAGAAAGCGAAGAACTCGACGCCTTGGGAGAGTCAGGAGACGATATTGGAGAGGAAGAAGCAGCAACAGAAGAAGAAGAGCTAGCTTACTTTAATCAACTTCCTGATGCTATCGGGCTTAGTGCCGATGAATTTTACAATTTAAAGCTTAAGCTGGACAGTGGCGATGAGATGACTCTTTCAGAGATGAAAGATCATTTTCAGGCTGAGAAGTCTCGCCTTGAGCAGCTTAAGCAGCAGGAATCCGCATTGCGAGAGCGTGAAGCGGAACTAGCTAAAGTGCAATCTGAAGTGCCAGCAATGACTGAGGGCCTTCAAAAAGCACAAGGAAATATCTATGCAATTGAGATGGCTTGGAATGGACTTCAGCAGCAATTGCAGCAAGCTGAACAAGCTAACGATACCGAAACGTTAACGAGAGTTAACAGCGATATGTTGCGACTTCAGCAGATGTATGGTCAAGCACAGCAAGCTATCCAGCAGGAACAGCAGAAAGCTGCACAGATGCAGCAACAGCATCTTGCTTCGTTTATCCAGAAACAGCAACAGGCTTTGAGAGAAAAGGTGCCTGAGTGGACTAAAGAGGTCACTCAGCAGACCATTGGGTATCTTACTGACTCTCTTGGACTGTCCGAGCAAGAGCTTCATCAAGCTTATGATCATCGTTTTTGGGTATTGGCCAATAAAGCTAGACTCTGGGATGAGCATTCTTCAAAAGTGGCTAGCGTTAAGAAGTCAGTTAAACGCAGTCAATTGAAAGCTGTCCCAGGACGTAAGGGTGTCTCGCAATCTCAGCAAGCTAAACAGCGTTCTGAGATTGACAAGGCGATTAACCAAGCGCGTTCTGATCCACGTAAAAAACAGGATGCGTTAAACGCTCTCGCAGAAGGTATGATCAATGGCAACTTTTAATCGTGATGCTGTAGACCTGTCCAATGTGGCAGTTGGCGGTATGATCCGCGAAGATGTGATGGATCAAATCTATCGTATTGATCCGGAGGAAACTCCGTTTCATGATATGGCTGGTAGAGAGTCCTCCGCTGCTACCTATAAGGAATTCACCCAGGAGGATCTGGATTCCATCGATCTGGCTAATGCTCGTGTTGATGGTGCGGATGCCGGTGCCGATTCTGGTGCCACTGAGCGGCGGCTTGGGACCTACCATCAGATTTCCGATAAGGTGGTGAAGCAGTCTCATCGGGCTCAGGAAGTTAATTCGATTGCCAGTGTAGGCAAGCTGCTCCGTCGTGTTATGCTGAAGCAGAAGGCTTTGAGGCGGGACTGCGAGGCTATCGCGGTGTCGAATCAGGCTGCACAGCCGGGTGATGGTGATGAAGGTAATGCCGGTACTACGGGCGAAGGTAAGACGGCAGGCGCGCCCACTTGGATTATCACGAATACGTCATCTGGTGCAGCGCCTGGTGCTGCGCCTCAGTATTCTGATAATGCCAACAAAGCTGGCTATCCTAGTGTTGCTGCCGTTCCCGGCGTTATTCGTGCGTTGTCGGAGGCGGTGGTTAAGTCTATGATCGAAGCCACCTACTTGGCTGGTGGCGATGTCAGCATCATGATGAGCACACCGTCTGTCATCAGCAAGTACAGTGAGTTCCATTTTGGATCTGATGCCAAGGTTGCTACGCTTCAGAGTGATAAGGCGCAGGCGGGTCCCGGTGAGCTGACTGCTTACAAGTCCGTCAACGTGGTTGCTACGAACTTTGGCATCACCTTGGAGCTGGTACCGAATCGTCAGCAACAGCTTTACAATACCGGCACTGCTGCTGATGTGTTCTTGTTCGATCCCGAGTACTGGTTTATCAGCTATCTGCAAGGCTTCCGTACTGAGCCCTTGGCGAAGACTGGTACTGCTGATAACCGTCAGATTACGGTTGACTGGGCAGTTGGTTGTACGGCTGAGAAGGCTAATGCGTGCATCCGTGATATCGATCCCACGGCTGCTGTAACTGCCTGATTGTTCTTACTGCACATGGATGTGCAGAGGTAATCTTAAATGCTTGTCAAAAACATCTGTAATAGTTTTCTTGACTTATCCGACGGCAGGCGATTTTTTCCTGGTGATGTCTTAGATGTACCTGCCATTGACGTAACACGATTTAAAAGATTTTTCGAGGTTCAAGATGCCCCAGGAACGCCTGATTTTGGAACAAGAGCCAGGTCTACAGAAGACGCTGGAGATCGAGGACGGCAAAGCGCGAGTAAAGATCGAAGAACAGTGCGAAGACGTACTAGAGTTAAACCAGAAACAGCAGAATAATTTTAGTCGTTTTGATCTTCACGGAGAGAAGAACTGGGCGATTCCTTTAGCTCGTATCCCGTATGTAATCTACCAGCAACTTATTGCTGAGAATCCTGAGTTGTCTTCTAGGGACAATGAAATTAGAACAAAAGCATGGATGCGAGTGATTAAAGAGCGTCAAGATATCCGCACAGTTCCTAAAAATTTCGTCCCAAGCGGCAATAGGTTTGATCTGAAATGAAGATTGTGAAGGCTTCACCTAAACGTCGTGCAATTAAATGGGCACCAAATCCTTATACGAGGACCGCTGAAAAGCGCAAGAATGTTCCTGTTACTGTCATAACTTGGCAGAAGCATAAGCAATCATGACATACGATGAGCTAATCTCTGCGATTGTTACCACGCTTAAGCGTGAAGAGGATGATGCTCTAATTTCAATGCTTCCTACATATTTCCGGTTAGTCGAATCAGAGGTTAATCGGAATGCAAGGGTCATTGAAATGGAGAAGCGGTCTAGGCGTCCGATAGAAACTACATCTGCTGGCGAACTACGCTGGGCATACGGCTGGCCGAACGACTACTTGGGGCTTAGAGCGTTCAGGTACATCTTCAACGGATTTAGGGCTGTAAATGTTGAGTTCCTGCCTCCTGAGCAGATGACAACTAAGCAGGATCTATTTAAATGCAGAGAAACAGCGATTGATACAGATAAGTGGTACTACACTACTTATAACGACTACTACTCAATTATGCCGATTCCTCCTGCTGATCAGGCTGTGATTGAGCTAATCTATTACGGGAGTGTCCCTCCACTTGGAGGAAAAGATTCTCTTGGTAATGTGATTGAAAGTAACTGGCTTTCTGAAAAATATCCTGATATTTACCTGTATGGTGCTTGCAAGCATTCCCAAGTGTTTATCTTTGATGATGAAAGACTGCCTTTAATGGGTCAGATGTATGCTGAAGCTGTAGCAGGTCTTAAGAATAATACAGTTGAAAAGCAGTGGTCTGGAACTACTCCTAGAGTTAGAGTGAGACGGTAATATGTCACTATCTGCTAAGTATGGGAACTGGGTTGCTGAGACTACAGCAACGACCGGCACCGGAACGTTAACCCTTGCAGGCGCTCTTGCTGGGACATACGCTGCGTTTTCTAGCGTGTTTACTGATGGTGATGATGTTTATTATCATATTTTTGATAGAGGCTCGGACAGTCAAGAGGC